AACTACCCTTATAACTTTACTCCGACTGGTTATAGTCAGCATGTTAATAATATGTTTAATTTATCAAATCAAAACTATTTTACTAATTACACAGAGGGCATAGTATTAAATTCGGATTTGTTAAACGATGCTGAACACGAATGGTTTTGGGAACTTATTAAAGCGCATTCTCTTTACGTAGAAGAAAAGATAAACGGCGTGACTTATTACATACCAGCTACAATTAAATCTACGACCTACGAGCCTAAAATTCAAAAGGTCGATGGATTGCAAAACGTACAAATAGAGCTTCAATATTCATACGATAATATTAAACTAACTAAATAATGGCTACGCAAAGGACACAGATATATTTGGAGGGCGTTGCTTTAGATTTGGATAAAAATGTCGATATAGATTTCACTTATTCGATTGTCGATATTGAGGATTTTGAGAAACGTACGACGACATTTTCAAAGACTATTTACATTCCTGGGACGGCGCATAATAACTTTTTATTCGGTAGCTACTTTGATTTTAATATTGAAAATCCTTATTTAAGTGGTGGCGCGAATATCGGTGTAAATTTCAATCCTTTAAAGAAAGCATTTACAAAAGTAACGCTTGATAATATCGAAATATTTGTAGGCGTTTTAAGGCTCTTGGAGATAAAGTATTTGAATGGTGAACTAATATATGAGTGCGCTCTATTCGGTTCTTTAAACAATCTATTTAGTGCCGTAGGTGACAAACTATTGACCGATTTAAACCTAAGCGAGTTCAATCAAGTTTATAACTTAACAAACATCGAAGCTAGTTGGTCGCGTGACGATTATATTTACACTTTGGCTAATTACGGTAAATTCAAAGATGCCACGCCGAGCAAATTAGATGTAACTAATTTTAGACCTACTTTGTTTTGTCGTGAGATATTCGACAAGATAATGAGCGAAGCTGGTTATACTTATAACACCGATTTATGGGATACTAATAATTTAGATAAGATTACACTTTTAAACAACGAAGAAGATTTCACAGTTTACATTTCGGCTCTAGGTAGCGCAGATTTAGAAGCTCAAGAAGTTAATAATTTATATAGGTCTTTACAATTAGACCCAGGGAGTTTAGTACCTAGCTATTTTAATTTTGCAGACGATGGTTTAGGCAATTACTACATCGTAAATAATTCAGCTTCAGAAATAAAGGCAAAGTTTACAGGTATGATAGTTTGGGAACGTGACACATTTGCACCCGAAAATATGTCTATCGGTATGATTGACTTATTCACAGGCGTAGAAAATTATTCAGAATATCCAATCTCTGGCGGGATAGGTTCTTTTAATTACGAGTTTACTTTTGTATTACGACCAGGCGCTGCGAATGAATTTAGGGCAAAGATAGGTGACGCTTTAAGCACAACCATTTTAAACATTCAATTAAGTTCTAATTTAGTAATTACCAATTTCGATAATTCGGCTAAAGTACCCGCGATTTATGGTAAGCAATTCGAAGGAAAATCATTTGTCCCGACCGCGGTTAAACAAGCTGATTTTTTAAAGTCAATAATTAACCTTTTAAACTTATATGTAATTCAAGATAAGGACGACGAATTTAAACTCACGTTTATACCTTATCCCGAGTTTTATAATAATAACGTAATTGACTGGGACGATAAGAAAGATTTGTCTAAAGGGTTTACGATTAAATCTTCAAACGATTTCCTACCTAAAACCTTGAGCTTTAAATACAAGAATGATAATGATTATTATTCAAAGTTGTATTTCAACAAATACAATAGCGCGTATGGTAATAAAACGTACACCACTCAAAATGAATTTAGCAAAGATGACAAAGCATTTGAACTGATATTCTCTTTAGTGCCTAATGTGTTTGTGAATACCGATATGGCATTACCCGCGATGTTCGATATTAACACAGATGGGACGTACAAGAAAATTAAAACTAATCCGAAGCTAGTCTTTTACGGAGGGTTACAAGATTGCACAAACTTTGAAATTTATAATGGTGATACTTTGCTTGATGCAACGAACGTGCAATACCCTTATTTCGGGCATATCTATAATTATTTAATTGATAGCATCACGACCGACTTATACGACTTGGCTTTTGAAGCACCTAAAGAGATTTATTTTCAAACAGCTTTTTATCCCGCGTATAATTTATTCGTGAAATATTATCAAGAATTTATCGAAGCTCAGGACAATAAAGACGCTAAGCTAATTACTTTATATTTCTTATTGAATACGATTGATATTATGGACTTAGATTTTAAGAAACCGATAAAAGTTCAAAACGGTTTATACTATCTAAACAAGATAGATGGGTATAACCCTTTAGGGGATTCATTGACAAAAGTAGAATTATTAAAAAAGATATAGATGGCAACCGATAACGAATTAGCATTAAAAATAACAACCGACACCACGCAAACAGTAAAAGCGGTTAAATCTATAAAGACCGAATTAAAAGAAGCGAATGAAGAATTAATACTTGCACAAAGAAACTTTGGTGACTATTCAGATGAAGCTTTAAAGGCTGCTAAAAAGGTTGCACTCTTAAAAGATAGCGTAAATGAGGCGCGCGAAACCGCGGATTTATTCGACCCTGGCAAAAAGTTTCAAGCATTTAGCGGTGTTCTTCAAACAACTGCAGCGGGGTACGCAGGTTTACAAGGTGCTATTGGTTTATTTGGAACTGAAAGCGCGGAACTAGAAAAGCAATTACTAAAAGTTCAAAGTGCTTTGGCATTGTCTGAAGGCTTATCAGCTGTAAGAGATGGGGCAAAAGACTTTGCAAGACTTGGTATTGAGATTAAGAAAGTAATTCCAAATCTTAATACTTTAAGAGGTGCGATTATAGCCACAGGAATAGGTGCAGCGGTTATTGCGGTAGGTTTATTAATTGCTAATTTTGAAACAGTTAAAAAAGTTGTTTTAAATTTAATACCTGGTCTTGCAAAAGTTGGCGAATTTATAGGTAAGCTAGTTAATAAAATCACTGATTTCGTAGGTGCGACAAGTGAAGCCGAAAGAGCTTATACTAAACTTGCAAATAGTAATAAATCGGCTAATGAACAAATACAAAGGCGAATTGATTTACTAACAGCGCAAGGTGGTCAAGAAAAGGAAATCGCAAGGCTATCAAAACAACTAGCGGACAATGACTTAAATACTTTGCGTTCAAAGTACAAAGCCGAAAAGGGATTACGTGGTGATGACTTAAAAGACTTTGAAGATTTAAAAAATAAAAAGTTAATAATTGACGCTCAAGAAACGGTAAGACTAAAGACGGAAGGGGAAAAGAGGGCAGCTGATAGAAAGACCGTAAGGGATAAAGAAATAGCCGAAATTGCAGCAGAGAAAGCACGTAAAGAAAAAGAATTTTCTGATTATGTAAAAGGATTGCAAGATGAAAGCAACGCTAAAAAGACAGCACTTGAAGCTGATAGAGATGCAGAAGCTTCAATAATTGCGGATTTAACAGCAATAGATGATGCAGATGCTGAAAAGAAATTACAAAAAGAAGAAGCTAGAGCTGAAACTGAAATATTTCGTGCTAATCTTGTAGCTGAAAGAAGAAGAAAAGATAGAGATATAGAAACTGATGAAGATAAAAAAGCTTATGAAGCTAGACTAGTTGCACAACAAGCTTTCTTACAAGCCACAGCATCTGTATTTGGTCAATTAAGTTCTTTGTTTGGAGAAGGAACGGCAGCATCAAAGGCAGCAGGATTAGCCGAGATTGCAATTCAAACTGGAGTTGGTTTTGCAAATGGTTTACGAATAGCGCAGGAATCAGCAAAAGCCACAGGTCCAGCAGCAGCATTTGCATTTCCAATATTTTATGCTACTCAAGTTGGTGCGGTATTGGCAGCAGCTAATAAGGCTCGGTCTATACTATCAAAGGTTAAAGGTGGTGGAGGTGGTGGTGGTAGTGTTTCAAAACCTAGTAGTGGCGGTTCTCCTAATTTTAACGCTTCATCTTCCGCATCCATTGCACCTATTCAAGCTGGTATTAATGTACAACAAACATCGTTAACACCTGGAGGAAATAACGTAAACGTACAAAACCAACAAGCGATTAAGGCTTTCGTTGTTGAAACAGATATCACAGATTCACAAGACAGAATTAATAAAATAAAGGCAGCTGCAACCATTTAATATATTTAAGATTATGGACTTACCAATTTACAAACTTATTATCAACTCCGATATGTCGGACGATAGCGAAGTGGATTACATCGCGCTAGTAGATAGACCCGCAATTCAAAAGAACTTCTTAGCGTTTAATGAGCGTTTAAAGTTTGAAGTCATTAGCGAAGATAAACAAATATTGTCGGGTGCTTTGATGTTAGCAGACGTTCCAATTTATCGCAATAATGAAGAATTTGGCGAACATTACGTAGTTTTCGATTCGGCGACTATTCAGCAAATAGCAGAGAAATTCTTTAAACGTGGTTATCAATCAAACGTAAATGAGATGCACAACCCAGATAAGGCGGTGCAAGGCGTGACGATGTTTGAATCATGGCTAGTAAATAAAGAAATGGGCAAAATGCCTATCAAAGGTTTTGAAGATGCAAAAGATGGGTCTTGGTTCGGAAGCTACAAAGTAGACAACGCGGACATTTGGGCAAAAGTTAAATCGGGCGAATTTCAGGGCTTTAGCGTAGAGGGTATTTTCGGATATTCTGACATCGTAAAGAAAGAAGATATAATGCTTGAAAAGATAAAAGAAATATTACGTTCAGCTGAAATTTAAGTTGCATAAAATCAATTCAATTATATATAATTATTATTAATCAAAAAGTATGAAAGCAAAAGAAGCATTAGAACAAATCAAAAGTTTGCTGTTTGCCGACGAGGTTGTGAGTACTCCAGAAGATGTGGTTACTGAATTTGCTGAAGGCGTTCTAGCCGATGGCACTATCGTTAAATTCGACAAGTTAGAAGTTGGCGGTTTAATTTCAGTGGTAACAGAAGGCGGAGAAATTCCAGCACCAGTTGGTGAGCATGAACTTGAGGACGGGACTATTATTGTAGTTGCCGAGCCAGGCGTAATTGCCGAGGTTAAAATGGTCGAAGAAGAAGTATCTGTTGAAGTTGAGGTTGAGCAAAGCAAAGAAGAAGCATTTAATTACGATGCTAAATTTCTAGAGATTAGCGATTCATTCAATTCTAAGATGTCAGAGATTGAAACTAAAGTAAGTTCATTAAATGAGGTTACAAAAAAGCTAATTGAATTCATGGAAGCTTTTGCGACAATCGAATCTGCACCAGAAACACAAGCACCGAAAAACACATTTCTTGCACAAAGCAAAAACGTGAAATCGGATAGCTTTAAAAAATTACAAAACATTTTTCAAACAATTAAAAATTAAAAAAACATGGCTTTAGATTTAACTGGTTTAACCAATTATGTAAAAGAGAACGAGCAGCAATTAGCTACTTCTCTAGTATTCGCGCCAAAGACTGCTAAATTAATCGAAGCAGCTGGTAACGTGCAGGTAGGTATTAAGTCCTCCGAAAAAATTAACCTAATGGAAACCGATGCTGTATTTCAAGCTGGTGGAAGTTGTGGTTTTAGCTCAAGCGGTACAACTGCTTTCACACAAAGAGCATTGACTCCAGGTAAGATTAAAGTAAATGAGTCAATTTGTCCTAAGTCATTCGAAGCTAAGTACACACAAAAGGCTTTGAGAGCTGGTTCTATGTACGATTACATGCCGTTTGCTGATGAGTACACCGCTAAGAAAATCGCTGTAATTGGTGAGGCTCTAGAGGTTGGTTTGTGGCAAGGTGATACCGCTTCTGGTAACGCACAACTTAACAAATTTGATGGACTATTGAAGCTTATCGCTCCTGCTGGAGTTCCAGTTGCGGGTGTTATCGATGGTAACCCTGGTAACGTAGCTGCTTTATCTACTTCAACTATCATAGCTGCGGTTGATGAAGTTTATACCTTGATTCCTGCTGACATCGTTGCAAATGGTGATGTAGTTATCTTCGCTGGTATGGATGCTTTCAGAATGTACACAGTTGCATTGAAGGCTGCAAACCTTTTCCATTACGCTGCTGAATCAGTAGATTTCGAAATCGTTATCCCAGGAACTAGCGTAAAGCTAATCGCTGTAAATGGTTTGAACGGTACTGACAAGCTAATCGCTACTCGTATGTCAAATCTTTACCTTGGAGTTGATTTACTTAACGAGGAAGAAAGATTTGAGCTGTTTTACGCAAAAGAGGCGGACGAAATGCGCTTCGTTGCTGAATTCAAAATGGGTGTTCAATACGCATTCCCAACTGAAATCGTGTACTGGCAAGAAGGTGGAGTTGCTTAATTAATAATTAATTTTTAACCAAATAGGGTAGGTGGATAAACTGCCTACCCTTTTTTAATACTCAAAAATATGTCATGTGCATTAACGCAAGGGTACATTTACGATTGTAAATCGTCGCTCGGAGGTTTAAAATCAGTATTATTTATAGAGCAAGGTAATGTTACTAGCACAACTGAAGTTGCTGGTGTTGTTACTGTTATCGACTTATCGGTTGGTAAGACTTTCTATAAGTATGACCTGATTAAAGAAACTTCATCTTTTACAGAAACGATAACCGCTTCCGTACAAAACGGAACAATTTTTTACGCTCAAGAATTGACTGTAATTTTAAATAAGTTACAAGCGAACACGCGTAATGAAATTTTGCTTTTAGCTCAAAATAGCTTAATAGCTATTGCTGAAGATAAAAACGGTAAATATTGGATGCTAGGTCAAGTGGGTGGTTTAGACATCACTGGCGGAACTGCAGCTTCAGGAACTGCAACTGGTGACCGTTCGGGTTACGAATTAACTTTTAGCGGTCAAGAAAAGGCTTTAGCTCCAGAGGTTAGCTCTGCAATTATCGCTGCTTTACTTTAATAGAAATGGGTGGGAATTATAAACCCCACCCACTTTTTATATTTATACCACCTTCACCATTGCAAAGACTTGACCCGCTATAGCTATAATCGTACGTTTTAAGCAAGTCCAATAAAAAAGGGTGTTCTTCTTCACTTAGTAAATTATCTTCTAGGTAGTCCCCTATATCTCTATTTAAATCCCCGATTTTTGTTTTAGTATTTAAAGCTTGAAAAGCTTTAGTTTTTATTTCGCACTCTGGTAGTGCATAAAATTTATCTAAATAAATCCTATCTATTTTGTCGATTAATTTAATCATTGTCAAATAAGTTTTGTATTGTTGTCGGTGAATAATCGTAAAGGTCTAAATGAGTTAGTAAAGTAAATATACAAGAATAAGTTAAGTCTGCCCAAAAAGTATTTTTTTCTAATTCTATAATTAAAAAAAAAATAGTTGATGGGTATAAATTTTTTGATTCTTCAAGCTTTTGAATATGCTCTGGTTTTAGTTTTTCAAATAGATTTCTCATTGTCGTGTTTTTTAAGTGTTTCCATAAAATAGTGAACTGCCGTAGCGAACAAAAGTACAAATAAAATAGGTACTACGCAAAAGATAAAAGCTAAAATTTCCATTTTAATAAATTCTAAAATTAGTGATATCGTTATCGCAAAGGTTAGCTAGTATTTCTTTAGCAAAAGCTTTGACTTCTTTTAAATTATTGAACCGAACTTTTTTAATTATAAGGTCATTATAATCATTGTCCATAAATGCGATTGTGTAATTTTTCATGTCGTTTTTTGTTTTTGTTTATGAATCAAATGTAAAAGTAATATTGTATTTAATTGTCA